TTACCGACGTTTGTTACAATTTTATTTGCATTCTCATCTAGTGCAGGTCGCATAAATGGGCGAGCAGTTATAAACCCTCGATATGCTCCAGCTTTAGTATATCTAGGAGCGGTGCCATATTCAAACGTATGTGATAATTGACCACGAAATGAGCCATAATAACGAGGTCCTATTAATACAGTGTTGGGAAATTTCTTTTCATTTCTCTCAATAAACCCTATTGAGTTTTTTATGTCATTAGATGGCGCTTTATTTTGTGCTGAAATAATAATTGATTTAGATTCGTCACGCACAATTTTTTTCACCTCCTCTGGCGATATTGATTTATTGGTTTCTTCTAGTGCCTTTAGCACCTTATCAAGCCCGACAATCATTCGGTTAATTGCGTCATTAACTTAATATACATATCACGGTCTATTCCCTTGGTAGATATAATATTAAAATTCTGATTATTGTATCTAATCCTATCCTTGACGCCAACAGATGTATGTCGAATTGTGAAATTTACCATCTGTTTATTTTCGCGTGTATCAGCATACACACCTTCTGAGCCGCCGTCTGCTGGTTCATGGTGCGCCCAGGCATCTGATAATTTTACCCACTCTTTTATGCGTTCACCGGTGTTTGCATCTACGCTAGTTGTATAGCGCCAAATTTCAACTAGACTATCAAAACGACCTGCATTCATTATGCGAATGTTGATAATTTAAATTTATTTAATAAAAAATCAGAACCATAAGGCATCTCATCAACAATTGTACCCACAATAATGTTTTGACGATTGTCGTAATATTGCGCTACCATTAGCAAACAAGCCATTTTCATCGACTCAGAAAACTCCGCTGGAGTAAAACCTTCGGTAACTTCGGCCACATATTTTGTTTGAGCATCGGTGCTATTGGGTGCTGTGCTGGTTAGGTATAGATCTAATCCAAAATTACTCAACGGCTCAGGCTCGGTGATGTAATCACTGAATGAAACTAGCGCATTATTTTGGCTTACATAATAAAACTCATCTAGAGAAATTACACGCGCTGGTATGCGGCAGTAATTACCCATAAGCAATGGCGCCCCATTTAATGGGTTAACGGTTGCAGGTTGACCCACAAGCTCGCCAAAACCATAACGGCAAACAGACTCGCGCACCTCATACCCCACATAATGAGAAGCCATGTCAAGCGCTGCGCCAATCAATGAGCTGATATAGGCATCATCTGCGCTTGTAGTTACACGCAAATGCTGCTTAGCCTCACTTACACTGATGTAGTCGGTATCTGCGTTTACAACGCTCACTATGCGCTTGCCTATTATCATTTTTAATCGCCCTCCTCAGGGTTAATCGGTTTCTTTTTCTTTTCCACTTTCACTTCTACAGCATAGCCTTCCTCAATCAATAAGGTTGCTTGCTTATCGTTTAACTCAGCCTCATCACCTACGTTGTAAGATAGGTTTAAAGCTATCGGAAATTTCACAAATTTCACTTTCATAATTTAGACCCTTGGGGCGACAATTAAGCACCCCAAGGCACGCGGTCTCTGAAACCCCCGCGCGGGTTATTTTATTTAGGCATCAATGTCCTTGCAAACAGCAAACGCCTTAGGCTGCAACAAGTTTACATCCATGTAGCTGTTAAGCACCATGTTAGTTAAACCAGCAGTTGCACCCGAAAATGGGTCCACTGTGAGCTCCATTCCGCCCCAGCTTGCCACGCATAACTGGGAGAAGTCCCCGAAAATTAATGCTGACAAATCAGAAGCAGAACCTTTTGACAAGGTAGAAGGCACGTTGGTAGTAACCGCCATTGGGTAGCCGTTCAACTCGCCAGCGCCTGACTGCATGATGAAGTTACCTTCAACACCAGAAGATTGACGTGGAGTAGTTTGCAAAGCAGCTTTAACTAATGGGTTAGTCAAATAAGCTTGACCCATAGCATTGTTGCTCTCAACAGCTTTCATTGCGTTAACAACGTCAGCCCAAACGATAGCAGCACCGTTTGCATTGGTTGAGTTAGATGCAGCACCACCAGCGTAAATTACGTTTACGTTAGCGTTTCCAATAATACCAGTAGGCTCATTAGATCCACCGCCTTTGATAGCAGCTTTTTCCAATTCTTGAGCCATTGCATTAATCAAATATTGACGCACATAAGCATCGATTGAATTTGAAGACTGGCGCAATAACTGGTTTGAAACTTGGATGAAAGCAGCCAATCTCTTTGGGGAGAAGCTAACCTTGCCGAATGCAGGGCTTTTTTCAGTAGCAGTTCCATTTTCAGTGTTCCATCCAGCAGAAGGCTGTGTAGAAGCCTGAGGCAAATCAAGGTTTCCAGTTAAGTTATCGAAGCGGGTTACACCTAAGTCAGCCAAAACGGTTCTAGGCAACAACACATCGATAATTCCACCTACGTTAGTTTGGATGTTAACACCACCTTCAGACCCAGAGCTTCCACCTGTTGCGGTCATATCGCGTTTAAAAACATCAGAAGGCAACAACACTGAATGAGCAGCTACGCTAACACCAGCGCGCTGGAACTCAGCAGCAGCTTCTTGATGCATTTCAAATTCAACGCCATCTCTACGACCAGTTGCAGCCATTTCAACAGCTCTTTTAAAGCTATATTTTGCAGCCATTTCGTTGCGCTCGTTCTTTTCGCTTGAAGATGCAGCACCATAAACTGGAGCAGTAGCAATCTTTTCAGCAGCACGCTTTTGCAATTTCTCTAAAGTTTCAACTTCAGATCCAATTGAGTCTAAACGCGCATCAATTTCGTTGAAACGTGTCTTTTCGGTCTCAGTCATTGAACGCTGTTCAGCGTTAATAGCAGTTTGTAAGGCGTTCAATTCACCGATTAAACGGCCTTTTTCCTCGTGTAAGGCTTTGATTTTCATGGTTATTTGTGTTTTAATTTTATTATTTCTATAAGGTCTGATTCATTTATTTTCTTTGGTTTTGTATCCAAAATGCTCCTAGCCTCAGCCAAGGTGTCCTCATACGCTGGATATGTCACTGGGCTAACGTCAAGTAAGCGGTCAATTTTACGCACAACGTGCATTGACATATCGCCATACTTTTCAGATTTTGCCCAACTATATTCTTTAACAGTGAATGCAAATGATGATTGAGTTATATCTCCTCGCATGATGCTGCGAGCTACTTGCATGTGTAATGGATTTTCGTAGTCAGGCACCCAGGTATATTCAAGGTTGCCATCTGAGTTAACAAATACTCTTGCCGTGTTGGCTTTGGTTCTGCCCAAAATTGCCTCAGCTTCGTGATTGAATAATACTCGTACATCATCATTTATAGCATCGTCAAATGCGCCTGGCTCTATTTTCTCTTCAAAAAATCTGAGATCAGTCACAGTGTTAACCACTGCTGCTATACCACCAAACTCCTTGGGCATTTCTTCGCCTTCGCTCCGGTAGTTTATGCTGCCTATTGCTCTTTTAATTATTTCCATTTGGATTGTTATTGCTGCTTGTTGACGCTAGTAGTTGCTGTATTTTAGCATCCATGTAGGCCTCGAATTGCTGTTGTGGTATCAAATTAGCCTCGGCGTAGTAGGTATCTCCACCTTCAAAGCCGTTGGCGTCTTCAAATGCTCTAGCCTCATTGGGTGATAACCAGCCGCCTCTGATACCTTTGTTGTAGAAATCCGCGCGCTCATTTGCACTGGCTCTTAATAAGCTGTTAAAATTAAACTTGTAGTAATAATTTGGCTTATCTATTTCCTGCAACAACTTGCGGTTTAACTCCTGCTCTATATTCTTGCAGTATGCCATTAGCGTGCGTGCATAAAAATCTTGATACTCTTGTTCAACACTAGTTTTACCAGCATCCTTAGCGCCTATCATTGAAGATGGCACCCCAAATATTCTAGAGATCTCTTCTGCACTAAACGTGCGGCTTTCAATGTATTGGGCCTCTTGTGGGCTTAATGATAACCGCTCCATCTCAACACCTTGTGGTAGCACTGTGCTGCGCACGTTACCGTCGATTACGTCATCAAGTGACTGGCGCAATGGCCTTGCTTGAGCCTCATCTATTCTTCCTGCTGATTTAAGCAAGAACTTAAGCGTGCCATTTTTGTAAACAGATGCGCTGCTTTTAATTGCCGCCAAATCAATCCCCAAGGTTTCAGCATGTAACTGGATAGGTGATTTCCCAACTAGCACGTTATCCATGCTTAATCCTTTAAAATGTAACATATCAGTTGCAGGCACTAGGCTTGGGAAGCCTTCTTGCTGAACGCGATAAAATAACTCGCCATCGCTCATGTATGGCGTTACATTCATTGAGTGAATGGGGTGCAATGCCGTTGGAATAAATCTTGAATCACGATTAATAAATGCGTAAGCGTTACCATTTAACACTAACTGACTCACCATCCATTTGGTAAAATCAAATTTAGTTTGATATGAGTTAGGCTCGTTTACTGCTGCATTGGCGTAGTGAGCATACACAAACTTGCGCTCATCATTGCTTTCGTAGTACAATTTCAATCCCAATGCTGCCACACCATCAGAAATTACTCTAACACAAGCGTGAACGCTCGCAATAGACATGGCGCTGTTCTGATTTACGCTCTGCCCTGATGTAGTTTGCTGACCAAATAAACTGCTGAGTGACTTAATAAGCCAATCACTAGGAGCAGTCAAGCTACTTCTTTTTTCTACTTTGCTGAATATTTTAGGAAAAATTCCCATTGATGCAATATTAATAATGGTTTATTTACGGCGTGTTACATTTTACCCACCTTGATAGCGTTGCGCGAAATACGCCATAGCTCGAATACTTATACACGCCATAACGTGACTTGTATTGCTCCTCGACATACCAATAGGCCTGCTCATATTTATCATGATGAGGCAAGGCGTTATAATACGCCCTAATAAACTCATCGTGTGTATATAGCGTAATCATATGCTTTGAAACCAAAACTCTTCGGTAGGCTTGCCAGCTTCTTGCAAGTATGTGCCTAATGCCATCACTATGCTTACTGGGCCGTCCACCTTGTCGCCTGATTTGGATTTATCAATTTTAATATTATCGGCTGGATCTCGCTTTAAACAGATGTTACCCATCATCCATCTTGTGACTGGGTTCCCGTCGTGTTTTATCTCACGAGTTTTAATTAATCGCTCAAATTCCTTGGTAGGCGCTGACATGCTGCCCCAACCTTGTCCAAACGGATACATGGTCACGCCGTTTGAAACCAAGTCGTTAACTATCTGCGTTGCGTTCCATCTGTCATAGGCTATTTCTTTAACTTGATGATTTTCGCACAACTCTAGTATTTTATGCTTAATAACCTCGTAATCGGTGACGTTGCCATCTGTTACAATTATATACCCTTCGCGTGACCAGTTGCGGATAGCATCACCTTGCTGGTCATTTCTACGCTTAGCATTTTCTTCGGGCAACCAATACCATGAGCGCATGGCTCCGGTGCTTGGCCAATACAATGAAAACGCACAAAAGTCACCAGTTGTTGCCAAATCTAATCCACCGTAGCACTCACCAACTAAATCAGCTGCAATTTCACAAGCTTGCCACTTCTGATCACTAATCCACGTTTGAGCCGAATCAGTCCACACATTAAGCAGTTTTGTTTTAAACTCGACTTCCTTATGCGATAACTCCTTGGCTTCTTGCAACCCTTCTTCCAACTGCCTTGGGTTTACGCTCACACCGTAGTTTGGATTAGCCTTTGCCCAGTTATTGGGGTCTGTCCAATCGTCACCATCGTCAAGCGTGTAAATCACGCTGAACAGCGCATCGTCTTTTATTCCGCCTTCAAGCACCTTGGTGCAATATTGTCTGTGACGGTAGCAAGCCGAATCACGATTGAAGCCAGCGGTAGTGATAACAAACAACAACGGTTGTTTTCTTGCACCCATCGAGTTTCTGATGACGTTATACAGCTCATCACTTGAGTGAGCGTGATACTCATCTATCACAGCCATGTGTGTATTTAATCCATCCTGTTTGCCCGGATTCCATTCCAATGGTCGATAAACCGACTCGCCGTAATTTATGCGCCTATTGTTTACGCTGTTGTAAACATGAACAGCATCAGTTAACCAATCAAGCTGCTTGCATACGCGAGCGCCTTCTGTGAACACCATCATGGCTTGGTCTAGTTTAGTTGCCGCGCTGTAAATCTGAGCAGCTGACTCGCCATCGGCCAATAAGCCGTAAAGCATGATAGCATTAGAAAAAGTGGATTTACCGTTTTTTCTTGGCACTTCAACATAGGCACGCGTAAACCTACGCAAGCCATCAGGCTTGACAAAACCAAACAAATTAGCCACAACAAAATGCTGCCAAGGCTCTAGCTGAAACTTGCTACCTGCGTAACTTCCAACCGTATGCTCTAGCTCTTCAATAAAAGTAACAGCATGCAGATATAACTGATCATCAAAAATAATGTCAGTTCTTTTCAAATCAGCCTCAAACCGCTGGCAAGCGTTTTTAATCCACTTGTTCGCTAGTATCTCCCCCGATAATATCTGTTGGCAATATTTCTGTGCTTTGTTCAAAATTGTTAATTGCTATTCCTGCTAAATATTCGTTGCGGTAAAAAAACACTTCGTCACTGATTACGCCGTGCTTATCTACTCCGCGCCATTTGCTCAAATGCTTGCGCTCAATGATGTAGCCGCCATTAACTGCCGACTTTTTGAATTGGATTTTTTTTGCCATTTTGTAAAATATCTAATTTGGCCACCTTGGCCGTTGGTGCTTCTTGTTTTGCGTGTTCGCTCAGATTTAACAACTTTGTTATTTTCTGCGCATTTGTGATGGCTTGGTTGCGTATAGCAATCCAAGGCGATGGCATCTCCCCACCGCTGCCGCGCCTACTTACTTTTGATTTTGCCAATTTAGCGCAAGCTTCTTCGTATGTTGCCATCTCTACAGCAAAGGCTTGGATTAGTTTTAAATCCAAAGCATTTTTTTTACCTGGTAACGCCTCAATCGTTTCTAGGTAAATTTGCTCTTCTTTTTTACTAAAAAATTCCATAACTTCCAAACAAAGATAGACAAATTTCAAATAATTTTCTTTCTTGGGTGTGAAGAAAAC